GAAGAATAAGGCAAGTCTACTACCCAAATATTCTTGTTCGAGCCACTCGTCTCAAGAATGACCTTAAACTTTTGGTTAGTTAATGCCACACCAGTCAGCTTCTCTATATGCCTTCTTGCGGAAGTTATTAAATTAGTTATTAAAGTGTCATCGGAATTATCCCTAACCCTCATCCAATTCTTCATATCGGTAAGGCTCACGGGTTCAATATCGCTATCGCTTATCTTCGTAATTGTATGGAACTGGTACATCATATCCCGTTATTGTATTCGTGAACTTTACTTTTGAACCAATCGTTGAACTCATCAAGTTTTTTTCTCGGGTCATGCTCTCTACTTCTTGCCTTTGCTTTTTTTGATGCTGACAAGTACGCCTTTTCTTCATCCAACTTTGATATCGCTTCAACCCATTCTTTAATATCATTCCTATTCTTTATATAAATTCCAGCCTTGCCGCAGTTCTCCTTTAGACCAGCAGCCTCGCTTGTAATAACTGGTATGCCACTACTCATAGCCTCCGTAGCCGTTCTTCCCCAACTCTCATAATGCGATGGCATGAGAAGTATTCTCGTCTGTGCGTACCATTGCTTTATATCGACCGAATTTTGGACATATCTCAGATTTGGCAAGTCTTGGGTTACTTGCTTATCATACGACCCTAAAACGCCTAAAAACTGCTTATTAGGCATAGCCCTCGCTATATCCACTAATATCTTACCGCCTTTGTTCTCGTTGACATTAATAAGAGTAATATATGGGTTGTTTATTGTCTCCATATTTACATCGTAATGCCTATAATCAACGGGTGGCGTAAGCACAAAGCTATCATGGGAATAATTCAACTCCTCTTTAGCCCACTCTGAATTGTATACAATGTATTGCTTCTTTATCGCATTCTCAATCTCTGGGTACTTGTAAGTATTGTGGACTATAGAGAAAACAGGTCGCTTATACATCGCACCCAATTGGATACTCAAATGAGTATAATCTAAATGTGTAAAAACACAATGAGACCATGAAAATAAGTTCTGTATAACCTCTGGTGTGGGCGGGAAGACATCTACCCCTTCAAAAACGTAATTGTCGTTAATATTGTATTGGTTAGCTTGGTGTAGCAATACTTTTATGCTATGCCCCCTACTTTGTAAATCCTTGAGCATAGCGTGGAGCATATATTCAGCACCGCAATTATGCTTAGGTGGGTATAGGTGTATAGATGCAAGTATATTCATAAATAAAAAGTTATATCGCACTCTTCTTCAATAGACTTGTAATTGCCGTATTCAAGCTTAAGCCTATCGTAAAAAATGTCCGACAAATAATGTTTCTCGAACTTAACCTCTTTTATATTCCAAAAGTTAAAGTCTATGCTATCTATAATTAACTCATCGTACCCCTCGCAATCTACTTGCAAATAGTCAACTTGTGTTATCCTGTATTTCTCCATCAACTTGTCGAATGTAGTAGCCATTAAAGCGTATTTACTCAAATGACTTTCATCTACATCTTTCATGAAAGTGTTTATCGGAGAACCATCAACAACAACGCTCGAACAACCACTAATATAATGGTCGTAGTTGTGTAAATTGTAAGGAGCAACGTATGCAATCTCTACCCTTTCTTTAATGGGCGATATTGCGGTACATTCGCAATAAACCTCGCCTTTTACCTCCTTGACATTCTCGCATAGTTGCATAAAATGATAAGGTATCGGCTCGACAAATATTATCTTAGCATCCTCAATATCCTTAATCTCGTCAAATATATTATCATGGCTGATGCCATCCATAGCACCAATGATAACAAATGTCTTATGGTTTGTTCCAATCATATAAATATGGAGGAGGCATTAAGCCTCCCCCTATATTGTTTAGATGTTGCCGTAGATAGCAGCAGTTGGCTGATACTGAAGCAATGCAGTCCTTGCCTCGCAACGGAAAGTGATGACATTCTTTTGGAAGTCTGTTCCATTGTAAGGAGTAGAAGACACGCTAAGACCAGATTGCTGAGCGATAGCATACTTGCTGAGGTCGATGATGTACATCTTACCAGTAGTAACTTGAGAGTGAGGCACAACTGGAACACCAGCTATTCTCACAATGCCGTTAGCATCAATGGTAGTTGCACCTGGGAGAGAGTAGTCACTACCCTTAGTCTTCATCAAAGAAGCCCATCCAGCGTTGGTAATCAGCGCAACGCTTGCAGTCCAGTTAAGGGCTTGAAGCTGAGCAACGTAGTCGATGAACTTCTCGGCAGTATTTGCACCAGAAGAAACACCAGCAGTAGCAGCAGAAGCGATAGCGTTGAGAATACGAACGTTCTCAGTCCTTTGGAAGTCTTCAACAAGTGAAGTCTGAAGGTAAGACTGCAAGAAGAACAAATCATCAAGCATCTGACGAGAAACCTTGGCATAACCAGCGAGGTATTGCAAAGGATTGTTAATCATCTCGACGTCATAGTCAAGTTGTGCCTTATCGGTATCTTCAGTTGACTGAATGCCAAAACTACCCTCTCCAACGGGGGTCTTACCTCTTGGGAAAGTAACCGAACCGCCTTGAACGGGAAGAATGTTGATGAGAGAACGAAGGTGAGGGTTAACAAAAGACCTCATGAATGGGTTGTCTGCATAGCTGATGTAAGCAGTACCAGTCAGGTTGTTAGCCAAAGTCATGGTTCCAACATCTTTCAGTTGAATCTCATGGCTGAAATCCCTACCGCCTTGACGACCAGCTTCTTTTACAATGAGTTCGTGGTTAGAAGCGATAGCACCAGCTATCTCTGCTTTAATCTCAGAAATCATTGAAGAATAAGAAGAACCTATGATTTTCTCTTCATTCTTAGCAGAAACCTTACCAAAGGCAGACTTCATCTTAGAAAACTCATCCATAGCCTCTCCAAGAGTCCTATTGTTCTTCTCTATAGATTCATTGAGTTGAGATACTTTATCTTCGAAAGACTTAGCAGCCTTTTCGTTCTCCGCAGCCAAAGCAGCCTTCTGCTCGTTCATTTTGAGTTCGAGAGCAGATTCGAACTGTTTTAAATTTTCCATTTGTTGATTTTAAAAATTGTTGAGAATAGATATTAAACTTTTCTCAAGCGTATCATCAACCTTTGGCTGCTCTGGCTCCTTATCAGATGCCTTCGTGCTACTTAATCTCTCTACCGCTTGTGCTAATTGCCTTACTTTTATTAAACACAAATCTATCGCATTATCAGATGCGTCAGTATTGCGTATAAACTTTTCAAAAATACGAATTTCTTGCTTAAGTTCATCAATATCCCTCTCGCCCTTGAAGCCAAGAAAAGGAGTGTTCTCGTTAGCACCCCATGCCGTTAATGATGAACCTTCGTATAACTTAACATCTTTAATAAGATTGCCAGCCTCGCTTTTCTGCTCATTGAGAATGTTAAAACCTATGCTATGCTCCGTTATAAGCCCACCCTCAGCCATTTTAATGTAATCCATACCAAATGTAGTCTCCACCAATTTGGACTCGTAATAAAGCCCGTAATCATCCTCTTGGAGTACCTTAAGCTTACCGAGTGGGAGGTTTGGGTTGTGGTTCTGCAAATGCTTAATACGTTGCTTCCCTTCTGGTCCCCAATCCTGTATCGAGCGTTTAAATGCCCCAGGCATCATAATGTCGCCATCTGAATCAAGGTTGTTGAAAGCAGAAAAGTAGCCAGTAACAACCAAACTCTTCCTATCAATATCTTTAAATTCAAGCCTCGCAGCTTTATATGTATATATCATACTTTTATTTTTATTGTCTATTTCATCTAATTTTCTAATTGCCCAATTTATCCCAGCGTCGCCTCCCCAAGCGTCCCACATTATGCCTCCGCATCCTTCATCGTATGGCACATCCTTATTTTGCTGATGCCTTTTAAAGGATGCCATCCTTGCGATGGTATCTCTCGAAATCTTCTCTCTATTAGCTAACTGCCTCGCTCGTGTCCATCCTACTGGCGTACCGCAATCGCTACCATTCTCTTCCTTGTACTTTATGGCTCTTTTAGCATTATTAGTTGCAGCTTGCGGGTAGTCGTTATATGTAGCTTCCTTTTCTTCTAAGTTATCGGCAGACATTTCTCTATCTTTTAATAATTAAGTTACCATCTTTATCTCTCCTTGGAACAAACATTATCGTGCACCTACAATTTATCGTAAAGCCTATTGGTGTCTTCGGGTCTCCTGGCATATCAGCCAACACAACCCTACCAAGCTTGTCTCTACTCATAAAAGGCTCATTCAAAGGTCTTACTTGCCCATCCATATCGAGGTGGTCGAAGAAATCCTTAGGCACCCTCCTCGTTCTGCTATCCCTTCTCGCTACCCATATCTTGTCAACCTCGAATGAATGCTTATCTGATGCCAAATATAAACTATAATTACTTGCCCTCATTACCTCGGTCCTCGAAATCATGGCAGCCCTTCGCTTCATCATATCCAACTCTTTGTCATTCAAAATAGCAT